GCTCGATATGAGCTCTTTTCTCCTTAATAAAATATACTCTCTCATAAGCAAAAAATGCTATAATAAAAAATAAAGCTCCATAAGGAAAAATAGCGCATATAGCAAATAAAATGGCTATACTAAACCAATTTTCTTTATATATATCAAATCGCATCTTGGCATAGCCAATACAATTCTTATAATAAATAGCTGTTGATAGAGTTGCTGCCAATCTTGAAGAAAAATCAATAGCATATCCATCCAATGCAAATAATCGCTCTTGTGCGGACACTATAGGTTTATCATAAAAAATTGATACAAAACGAGATCTATTAAAAGATTCAGCTTCAATTATTGTGCAAACGCAAACATCATGAGGAAGCAAACAAGTAGGACAAATATTCTCCTTACTTTTGCTCTTTTTATGTCTTGCTGTGCTATTACTCCATTGTTCAATAAGTAATGTTTGCAATGTCAAAATAGCGTCACGCCATTCTGAATTACCTTCATAATGATCTATTTCAATATCTACATATTGGACAGTGACTCCCTGAGGAGTATTAATAGTTCCACGAGGCATTTGAATCTTTACCTCGTATATATCAGTATTAAAAACTTCATCTGAAACATCTGGATGATTTACATCCAATCTTTCAGTACCAGAAATACAATACTCTGATTTAATACCAAGAACTATTACAATTCCCATTCTCCTTAATAAACTGTCAACACTTGCAGTTCGGAAACAGTTCATACCTAACTGTTTATCATTAGTCGTAAAAATAGTACCGATGTTATTGTATTTATGAACTCCCTTCTCGTCAGCACGAGATTTAGGAATTATTTCTTTAGAAGTATTAACGATATCAAGAACATCCTTAGTAGACATCTTTTGAGATTGATCATTTGCATAATCATCAAATACTATAACATCTGTACTACTAGTAATATTTTCCTCAAATTTGGGATCTCCACCACGATTGTGGAGAAGTGTTTGATCGGGAATTCGACCAGCAATTGCTTGCATCATCATACCTAATTTAGTAGCGGCAGATGATTTACCACATCCAGCAGGACCAACTAAAGTCACTGACATGGGTTGTGGTTTTGTATTATCAGGATTAAGTCTATTTTCAACAAATCTAATATAGCCATCAATATTAGTCATATAACGTGTAAGCGCTGACCGTACTGAAGGTACAGAATTTTTGTTGAGTTCATTTTCGCCTGATGATCGCAACTTATTCAATTTATCGCGTATCATCTCAAAAGTAAGATTGTTATTTTCTAAATACAATGGATCTTCCATTATAGAAGCCATAGTATTAGATAATTCTACATATTTAGACTCAAAAACTTGATCTTTGGGTAATTCCCAAATAATATTATCAAATTTTAGTGCCATAAGTGCGGAAGAATTAATAAAAATCCAATCATAAATACGAGCCAAAAGCAAAGAAATATTCTCTGCATGTTGGCGGAATTCGGATCCAACCTTAAGAATTCCTGATGTTAATTCGGTAACAAGGTTGGTAATATCTTTATCTGCATATGATTTCTGTACAAAATTCTTTAAGCAGATAACAGATGTTAAAATCCCCGAACATGAATGGATAATTCCAAATAATGTCCGCGGATTTGAAATGGTCAAACCTGACCAAAAAGAGCGAATCTCCTTTTCAGCAGATTCACCCTTAATAAAATAAGCCTTAAGCTTATCAACAAAGATGCCAACTATTTGTTGAACATACTTTGCAGACTCTTTAACTGTATCTAATTTGAATAAAGATAAGCAAAGAGATGCAAAACCAATAGAAATGTCTGTCCAATTGGTTGAATTGCGAGTTCCTATGTAAAAATTAATTACATGGATAAATGCTGATCCAATATCAGCTAAATTGTCTCTTATTACAGAGTAAAGATCTTTTACAAGACCTAAAAGGATATTCAACGATGTAATCGTTTGATCCTTTAAAAAAGAAAATTGTTCAGGTAATTTAAATCCGGGAACAATTTCACTTATGAAATCCTTTAATTTTAAAGAATAATCATGATATGAACCCTTTAAGGTATCCATATTTTGTGTTTTTATAAATTTAACGTTTTCCTGCAAAGCAGAAAGGGAAATCTGTTTATAATTTAGGCTTTCAGAGACTTC